AAGTCTTCTCAACTGAGGGAGACTTTAAGGATTGTGTCTTGTTTGGTATGCATACCTTGAGCAAAGCTGGATCTTCCAAGGGTGATACTATCATAGTTACAGAAGGAGAGGCAGACGCACTGGCAGCGTTTCAGATGGCAAACAATATTAGCCAGAGTGCTAAGACAATCTCTAAGCGCGGCACTCCTATAGTCCCTGCGATTAGTATCAAGTCTGGAGCAGCCAGTGCAGAGCGAGACTTTAAAAACCAGCTTGAATTTCTGGAAGGTTTTAGTCGTGTGTTTATTTGCCTAGACTCAGACAGTCAAGGGCAAAAATCAGTTGAACGCTGCGCTAAATTACTCAAGCCAGGTAAAGCTTTCATCGTTAAGCTAGAACACAAAGACCCTTGTGAGTATACCAAGCGTGGTTTATCCCAGGAATTTGTAGGTCACTTGAAGGATGCAGTATGCTATACACCAGCTGGTATCTGTAATGCAAGCACCAACTTTGAAGGGCTGTGGTCTGAGCAGAATCAGAGAAGCATAGATTTTCCTTGGACTGGTCTACAATCTAAGACACTAGGGACAAGAGCTAGAGAGATAGTAACATGGGCAGCAGGAACAGGAGTAGGTAAAAGTTCCATGCTTAGAGAATTACAACACCACTACTTAAAGAATACTCAGTCCAACATAGGTGTCATAGCCTTGGAGGAATCCGTAGATAGAACTAGGCGCGGTATACTTTCAGTAGAAGCTAGTGATAGGCTACACTTAAACGAAGTCTTTAAGAAGTACAGTAAGGAGGAGATAAAGAAATACTTTGACTCCACCCTTGGCACTGGTAGGGTATTTATCTACGATCACTTTGGGTCATTGGAGATGGAAGACTTACTCAATCGTGTGCGCTATATGGTGATGGGTCTGGATTGCCAAGTGATATTTATAGATCATCTCAGTATTCTTATCAGTGGCTTGGACATTACCGACGAGCGCAAGGCAATTGATAGAACTATGACTATGCTCAGACAAATTACGGAGGAGACAGGCTGCGCTATACATCTTGTCACTCACTTGCGTAGACTAGGTGGTGATAGGAGCCACGAAGAAGGAGTAGAAGTAAACCTAGGCCACCTTAGAGGCTCTCATGGTATCGCTCAGATCAGTGATACGGTCATTAGCTTGGAGCGCGATACGCAGAGCGATGATCCAGTGGAGTGTAACACCACTACACTTAGAGTATTGAAGTGCCGATACACAGGTGACGTAGGTATGTGTGATAAATTATTCTATGACAAGTCTACAGGTAGGTTGAAAGTTTTAACACAGGAGTTTTAGATTATGCAAATAGAATTAGTTGACTCTATGGGTACTGACCTGACGGTAGTTAACTCTGCTAGAGTAAGCTTTGCTAAGACTAAAAAGAAAGTAGACGTATCAGATAAGAAACTAATAAACTACCTAGCTAATCATAACCATTGGAGTCCCTTTGCTCACACTTGTTTACAATTTTATATCAAGGCTCCCATGTTTGTAGCTAGGCAACTTGCCAAGCATCAGGTAGGGTTGGTATGGAATGAGGTGTCTAGAAGATACATCAATACCGAACCTGAGTATTGGAAAGCCAACAACAAATGGAGAAAAGTTGCTGACGATAAGAAGCAAGGGAGTAGCATAGATCTTATCGCAAGTCAGAGTATAGCGGAACACGCATACGCAGATGCTTGTAGGCATAGCGTTGATGCTTATAAGTTATTAATATCTATGGGTGTCTGTCCCGAACAATCAAGGGCGGTGCTACCTGTCAGTCTCTATACAGAATGGTATTGGACTGGATCAGTCTATGCATTTTCCAGGGTATGCAATTTACGCATGGCTGAAGACGCGCAGAAAGAGACACAAGATGTAGTAAGGGAAATTTCTTTCAGATGTTCCAAGGCTTTCCCGATTAGTTGGACTGCTCTCAATGAGTAGGGCGGTACTAGATATAGAGACTGATTCCTTGGACGCAACGATGATACACTGTTTAGGTGTTAAGGAGGTGGGTAGCAATGATAAGGTAAAGTTCTTTACAACAAGCGAGGGTGTTCAAGAATACTTGGACAAGTTTGACACACTCATAGCCCACAATGGAGTAGGCTTTGACTTCCCTATACTGGCTAGGGTATGGGGTATACAGATTAAGTTTAGTAAGATGGTAGACACATTGATACTATCTATCATGCAAGATCCAGCCAGAGAGGAAGGGCATAGCCTCAAGTCTTGGGGTAAACGACTAGGCTTTGAGAAGCTAGACTATCAAGGAGGCTTTGAAGAGTTGACTACAGATATGCAAAAGTATTGTGAACAAGATGTTAAAGTATGCGAGAAAATATTTCTTATCTTAGAAGAACCTATGAAAGAATTTTCTAGCAGATCAATAAGAGATGAGCATCGTATGCGTATTGTAGCTGATGGTATTAGCCGCAATGGTTTTAAATTAAACCAAGGCAAAGCAATATCTTTATTTAACAGACTAATGATAGAGCAAGATGAGATCAGCGTTGAATGTAAGAACTTATTTCCTGACCAAGTTATTAAACGTGTGTCTGAGAAGACAGGCAAACAACTAAAGGATAAAGTAGTAGAGTTCAACCCTGCATCTAGGAAACAAATAGGAGAAAGACTAGTAGAACTAGGGTGGAAGCCCAAGGTTTTTACTGAGACAGGCTTACCAAAGGTAGATGAAACTACATTGAGCGATTGTAAATTAGACGTAGCTCAGAAGTTAGCTAGGTATTTTCTTCTACAGAAGAGAACAAGTATGATAAAATCCTGGCTCAAGCATTGCAGCTTTATTGATTCTAGGGTGCATTGCCAGTATCGTACACTTGGAGCTATCACTAACCGTATGAGTTGTGTAAGTCCTAACCTACAGCAGATACCAGCAGTCAGAGTACCCTATGGTAAGGAGTGTAGAGAGGTATGGGAGGCTGATACAGGCAAGGTACTTATAGATACTGACGCGGCAAGCCTAGAACTTAGAGTCTTGGCGCACTATATGAACGATAAAAGATTTACAAGGGAGGTGTTAGAAGGAGATGTTCACTCAGCTAATCAGAAAATGGCTGGTCTGGAGACTAGAGATCAAGCTAAGACATTTATCTATGCGCTTTTATATGGAGCAGGGGACGAAAAAATAGGGTCTGTAGTAGGAGGCAATCGTTCTGATGGTGCGGTACTCAGGAGTAGGTTCTTGGCTAACCTACCCACCTACAAGCGCCTCTCAGATGCTGTTCAAGAGAAGGGTAGGAGAGTAGGTAAACTAAAAGCTATTGATGGGAGGATTTTAAGGGTAAGACACCCTCATGCTTCCTTAAATACTTTGATCCAAGGATCTTCTGCGGTGTTGATGAAGAAGTGGTTTATGTATACTGAATATTTTTTAAGACATAGGAGGTTAGATGCTAGTATAGTAGCTATGGTACATGACGAATTAGTTTTAGAAAGTTGTAAAAAAGATGTTGACAATGTGAAAAATTCTGTCATAATATCTATATCACAAGTCAACAAAGACTACAAACTAAAGTGTGAACTAGACTGTGACATACAAATTGGTAACAACTGGAGCGAGATACATTAAAATGGCTAGAAATAAATTTACATATATAGAAGGTACTATGTTTTTCCCTTTCATTTTTGAACATAAGGATAAGTTTGATCGCTATAGCGTAGCTCTTGGTCTTGAGGGAGATCAGGTTAAGAACGCTAAGAACATAGGTCTGAAGGTTAAGCAAGATGATGAACGCTATGACGGTATGGTATACGTTCAGCTAAAGAGTAACTTTCAACCAATGTTATTTAACGCAGATGGTTCAGAATACTCTGGGCCTAAGATGTTAAGCAATGGTTCTAAGGGTGTCGTTAAGGTAAGCCAGAAAGCATACGATAATAAGTTTGGTACTGGAGTGACTACCTATATGAACGCTATAAAAATCACAGATCCTATAGAGTATGTGTCTGATAAATCAGGCAAGGCTTCCTTTGATGGTGATGAACTTAGCGAAGAAGCACCGTTCTAACTATGGACTACGGACATTGGGATACTAGTTTGGTAGGCGAGTTCGAGCCTGACGATCACCTTGGGTTCGTCTACCAGATTACCTATTTAGAAACTGGTAAAAGTTACATAGGCTGTAAACACTTATGGAAGTTTAATAAAAGACGCAAGAAAATTAAAGCTAGTGAGTGGAGAAATTATTGTAGTAGCTCTAAGTATCTTAAACCAGACATAAAAGAATACGGCAAAAATTCTTTTAGTTTTTTAATACTTATGCTTTGTCCTACTAAACGTGATCTTTATTATAACGAAGCAAAGCTACAGATGGAACTAGGAGTATTAGAATCAGAAGATTATTACAATGCTAACATAGGTGGTATAAGATTTTTTAGACCTGTTAGTAGTTACTTAGACGATAAAGTAATGGAAAAAGTCAGAGGCACAAACAACTTTAGGTATAGGGGTTCCTTTAGAATTACTTATAGAAATAAAACTTCTGTTGAAATACACGACATGACAGTTACAGAGTGGTGTTTAAAAAACAAAATTGATAGATCAAACTTGTATAAAGTTGTAATAGGAAAGAGAAAGTCTCATAAAAATATAATAAAATTGGAGTATATTAAATGAGTGCTAAAAAGATAGACACTTTAGTAGAGGATATGTATTCTCTCTTGGATAATGGAACTAAGAATCCAAACCAAGAAGCTCTCTTTGCCCTGGCTGTTACAGTTATGGATGGTGTGCGTAGACAGTTATGGGTTAGCCAAGCTGGATCTAAGCCAGCATTGCGTATGTCTAACATAGGTAAGCCATGCACCAGAGCTTTATGGTATGATATAAATGGAGATGAAAAGACAGAACCTTTACGACCAGAAACTAAACTAAAATTTATGATGGGTGATATTGTCGAAGCCTTACTACTCTACTTAGCTAAAGAGTCTGGACACGAAGTTACAAAGCAACAAGCAGAGGTAGAGATAGATGGTATCAAAGGACATATAGATTCATTCATAGATGGGGAACTGGTAGATATAAAATCTTCTAGCTCCTACGGCATGAAGAAGTTTAAGAAGGGTACACTACCAGACGATGATCCCTTTGGATACATAGATCAGATTAGCGGTTATGCTAATGCGTTTAATAAAAAGAGTGGTACATTTGTAGCCTTTGATAAAAGCACAGGTGAACTAGCCACCTATACCCATAAGAAACTAAGCGATACTAAAGCTAAGATTAAGAAAGTTAAGAAGGATACTTCAGCAGCCACACCACCAGACAGGGCATTTGATCCTGTGGCTGATAGACAAAGCGGTGGCAAGAAACTAAATGTTAATTGTTCTTACTGTTCCCATAAACAAACTTGTTGGGAGGACGTAGGGCTAGAGACTAAGTTCAGATCAGGTAGACCAGTATTTATTATCAAGGGTAGTCAACAAAATAAGGAGAAGCGAGATGCCTCTCACTCTTTCTAACGAACAGCTATTAGATATAAGTCTGGCCTACAGTAGCGATGAGATACTAGAGATATTAGACATAGAACCTTATGATTTACTATGTATCCTTAAAGATAAAGTAGAAGAAAACATACTTGAGTTTAACCTCCGACCTGTGGATTGTGATATACATGACTTTTAAATCTAATGAAAACCCAATGTTCCGTTCTAAATTTAGTGAAGATATATTTAAACAGAAGTACGCGCACCAAGGTTGCTATACTTGGGAGGATCTATCGGCAACCTTAGTAGAAGATGTTTGTGGAGACTTGTTAGTTACAGACGAAAAGGAATATCTAAAAGAAATTATCAGTGACTTAAAGTTTATTCCCGGTGGTAGGTATCTTTACTATGCTGGTCGTACCAGTAAGTTTTTTAATAATTGTTTCTTGCTCAAAGCAGAGGAAGACACAAGGGAAGATTGGGCTGATCTTAGTTGGAAGTCTGAGTCCTGTTTGATGACAGGCGGTGGTATTGGTATTGATTACTCTGTCTATAGGCCAGAAGGTTCTGGTCTTTCTGGAACAGGAGGCATAGCTAGTGGGCCTATCCCTAAGATGCAGATGATTAACGAGATAGGTAGAAGGGTAATGCAGGGTGGAGCTAGACGTTCTGCTATCTACGCTTCTCTTAACTGGCAGCACAGGGACATAGACAAATTTCTAAAGTGTAAGAACTGGTATGATATGCCTGTTGGCAATACTGGATTCAACATTGGACAGGTGAAGGAGCAAGACTTTAACTTCCCTGCCCCTATGGATATGACAAATGTATCTGTCAACTATGATACAGATTGGTTACTTAATTACTGGAAGACAGGAGATGCAGGAGATGTCTTTAGGACTAATGTACGTCAGGCTCTTAGAACAGCAGAGCCAGGATTCTCATTTAATTTCTTCGATAAGGAAAAGGAAACGCTACGGAACGCCTGTACAGAAGTATCTAGTGCCGATGATTCTGACGTTTGTAATCTTGGGTCTATTAACATGGGCCGCATTGAAGATATATCTGAGTTCTCAGACGTAGTAGAACTGGCTACTAAGTTTTTAATATGCGGAACACTAAAAGCAAAACTTCCCTATGAAAAAGTATATGATATTAGAGAGAAGAACAGGCGATTAGGACTAGGATTAATGGGTATGCATGAGTGGTTAATTAAGAAGGGAAGTAAGTATGAAGTTACTGACGAGTTGCATCAATGGTTATCTGTATATAAAGGATGTTCTGATTCAACTAGTATTTCTTACGCTGATTCTCTCAGTCTTTCCCGCCCTGTTGCTAATAGAGCTATTGCTCCTACTGGTTCTATTGGAATTCTTGCGGGTACTTCGACAGGGGTGGAACCTATTTTTGCAGTTGCTTATAAAAGGAGGTATCTTGGGGCAGGGCAAAAGTGGAAGTACCAATATGTAGTAGACTCAGCCGCCCAAGAAATAATAGACCTCTATGGTATCAAGCCTGACAAGATAGAGTCAGCCCTTGACTTGGCAGGAGACTATAAGCGCAGGATAAAGTTCCAAGCAAACGTACAGGACTATGTAGATATGTCAATATCAAGCACGATTAACCTACCATCATGGGGAAGTAAATTAAATAATGAAGATACTGTTGATGAGTTTGCCGATACTCTTGCCTCTTATGCTCACAGGCTGCGAGGTTTCACAGTGTACCCTGACGGTTGCAGAGGAGGACAACCCCTTAGCTCTGTGCCTTACAGTGAAGCTGTAGATAAGTTAGGAGAAGTCTTTGAGGAGAATGTAGAGACACATGATATATGTGACATCACTGGACATGGAGGAAGTTGCGGAGTATGATTACCATAACTCCAGAAGCAGACAAACATCTTTGTTCTATCATAGAAAGGGAACAAGCTGATGGAGTACTTTTATCTGTTAAGGGTGGTGGTTGTGCTGGATTTACATATGACTGGTCTGTTGTTAAAGAACCGTCTGGAGAAGCTATACCTCTCAGCAAAGGAACATTATATATAGATCCTCTGGCAGTCATGTATGTAATAGGAACTGTGCTTCAATATAAAAAAGATTTGTTTGGGACTATACTATCTTTAGACAATCCTAATGTAGCTTCTGCGTGTGGGTGCGGAGAAAGCTTTTCTTTAAAGCAGGGAGAAAGTTAATAATGTATGGTAGTGTATGGTACTCTGGAACAACTGTACCAGATATTAAAGAAGACTTTTGCCAAGCAACTATTAAACTTAAAGACACTTTGGGTAAACAAGAAGGTACGGTCAATAATGGTAATAGAGATATACAGGTTAGATCAAATAAAATTTTTACCATAGATAGCCCAGAGTTTAAAACACTTGTCTTTGAATGGACTAAGAAAGCCAATGAGGAACAAGGTTGGAACTACGATGTTACAGGTATAGAAAATCTGCAACTCTCTGAGTATAATATAGGTGACAAGTATAGTTGGCACTTAGATATTAGACCAGAAGATCCTTGCAGGAAACTTTCTTTTAATGTAGTTCTTAATGAAGACTACGAAGGGGGAGACTTTCAATTCTCTTGGGGTTCACCAAGCGCATCCTATAAGCGCAGGGTCATAGCTGAACCTCAATTAAAGCTAGCTGGTAGGATGATTGTCTTCCCCTCATATTATTATCACAGAGTAAAACCAGTGACTAAAGGTATACGATATAGTTTGACAGGGTGGATTACTGGCCCACCATTTAGATAGGAAAATAAAATGGATATAGGAAAGATAACAGAACCGTTAATGCAGATAAATATAATACAATGGTGTGACACTAAAGAACAGATACTAGATCTAATGACGTTGTCTGTAATTACATTTCAAGATATGTTAGAAGCTGGATGTCATTGGACTTCACCCAAGCTACCTATAAAGGCTGACTTACTGGAAGTAGTTTCTGAGGTACATTTAAGTACAGCTATATTCCATCTTGTTAAATTTAAGTCAGAGTATATAGATACAGGAATAGGATACGCATTGCTAAAAGTTATGTAGATCCAGGGTGTTTACCATTATGCATATTACTAAGCTTATCTACTTCTTTTCTTAGAGACTGTAACTCTGCTAACATACTGGCTGTTTCCCTAGCCCTAGCTTCTCTTTCTTTGGGAGCTAACATATCAGATATTACACCTAATCTCTGATCGTGGTTCTGTATGGTAACTTCCTGTCCGTCGGTAGATCTATCAAGGTGTTTAAGACGAGCTTCAATATCCTTGTTATGCTCTATAACATTGGCTAACTTTTGCTTCACAATTACAAAGGCTGATACGACACTGACAAGCATACCCGCCAGTGTCAATATCATTCTCGTATCTATTTCCATGATAGACCACTATTGACAGTTACACTTAGTACAGTCACACTCGTCACATTTACAGGAGGATTCACTAACATGAGGATCACAACAGTGACACTCTTGGTTGTCGCAATTGCAGTCTATACACTTTACTTTACTGTTCATACTTTTCTACCTAGCGTTCTTAACCATTGAAGCACCAAAGTACAAACCTACGATAGCTGAGAGCAAGTGTGTATCCAATGGTGTAATGACTAAGCCTTTCATAGTGTGCCATATGGTATCATCAGCACCGTCAAAGAATAAAAACCCTGGACTCCATTGGGTGTAACCTACGGTCACTCCTACTTCGGGCCAGAATACAGCGATAACTTTAGGCCATATAACTATAGCTCCTACTGCTGCCAAAGCTATTATTCTTCTTGTAACTTGAAAGCCTTTATTCTCGTATCGTCTGGCTAAGTCTGTTGCCTTACTCTGCGCTGCCAGACCATCTATAGATCTTTGGAAAGCATCTTGTTTAGCTTTCTGACTCTGGCCCCAGATGGTCATCAAACCACCTAGCAAACCAGATCCCAACATTGTAATAAGTTCTAAAGGTATCCCCATATTATTTCTTTTTTCCTTTAATCTCTACTGTAAATTATCTTTTAGGTTTAAAAACAGGTAATGGAGTTGGTGGAATTCGTTTAGATTTATCCGTTATTAAATCATAATAATTATGATCTTTTACCTTACCTTTAAATCTATACATACCAGATTTAACTCTTCTTTTAAATTGTCCATCTTTTTCCCATTCTTTTGGATTAGCAAAAAAAAGTGTTCCTTCTGCTACATCTTTTAAATCACCTGCTAATAATTCATCTGTAACTTTTTCAGCAACTTTCCATTTAGGTTGATCTTTGCGAAAAACCTTCATTTTTTCGGGCTTCCATCCTTCAAATTGATTATCTGCTGATATTACTTTTACATAAGGAGTTGGATTTTTTTCTGTACCTCCTCCAGTTACCTTACCTTTTCCATATTTAGATCTGTTATTTATTATACTAGCTACAAGTCTCATACCATCTTCACCTTGTGAACCAGCCTCAGCTAAAATAAGCCTAATTATTTTTTCTCTATCATCCACTCCTACAGGTTGTTTTTCATCTGTTCCTAACAAACCACGAAAAAATGGTCTTGTCTTTCCTATAAGAACTTCCTCCGTGGATGGCATAGAAGGTCTTAATAGATAATCCCAAATACTAGGCTCACTCACTTTAGAAACTCCTTGTATAGCGTAGGGTAGCAGTAGGATTAAAGCCAGCATTAGTAAGCATATTTTTAACACTTGCCGTAAGCTCCCCACCTAAAAGTCCTGTAGTATATGTAGCAGAATCATCTGTAATACCACCTTGTCCCAATGTTGCACCTACTCTTAGGTTATTAGTAAAATCATATGCCGGAGATAAAGTTGAACTTGCAGGATCAAAGTATTTTATATCTGGATTTAAAGCTACTCCCTCTGGTAGAGAAGGTTTATACTGATCCTCTAAAATATTTTCAAGTCTTGATACTGTATTCTCAACATCTGCTTTACCAATACCTGTTAAGTTTCCAAGACCGTATGCTCCAGCAGTAAGGGCAAAGTTTTTAGCCTCTGACCCTAAGCGATCTATTTCAGAACCCCCTCCCTGACTTCTAATTGTTTCTTGTATGTTGTCTAATTCACTTAGAATGTCAGCCATTTAATTTTCACCACTGTAAGTCATTCCAGAATAAGTTCTTGCGTTTCCAGTATTTCCAGTATATGTTAACCCAACAGGATTAACTTTATTTTTACCTTTTGTTAATCTTTCATTATATTTTTCTGCACCACCACCAAACCAATAGTACAACATTGGGCCTACTGCTGGAATAGACCGCATATACTTAGAATAATTTGGGTTATCGTCAAACACTTCAATACCTACTGCTCCAAGACTGTCAAATATAGGAGTAGCTGGTGCAATTAAATTTATTATTCCATCTTTAAATTTACCATTTGCAAAATATCTTTCTGAGGTATATTGATTTATTCCGTAAACACCTGTTAAAGCCCACATAGATTTATTAGGTACATCTTCTAATCGAATATCTTTTCCTAATAAAAAATCTTTTATTGTTTGAGTTCCCACATTAGCTGCTGATAAATACCCTGCTAATCTAAGTGCATTTCCAATGGCTGCCTTTTTGTTACCCTTTTGATATTCTTGTACAACATTTCTTCTTGCTACATCCCATTGTTTTAAAGTAAATGTTTTTAAAGAATAAAGTATTCTACCATTAGGTATGTCTAAATAAAGTTGAGGCATCTCCATCATAGATATAGGCTGCATATCAGACAACTCATTAAAGGCATGAAACTTAGACATTTCTGTAACCTTACCTGTCTTTATATCAGCTACTACTTGGTCTATATCTTTTCCATATGCCTTACCCCATTTTTTTCTAAACTCTTGCTCTCCTGTTAAATTAGTTTTCTTACCTCTTGATGTTCGATTAATTAATTTAGTATTCTTTAAAAAAGCAGCGTTCATTGCAGTCTCTTTACCTAAACGATCTATAGCTCTAAAACCAGTTTTATCAAATAAAAATCTTAAAGCATTAGCAGATTTTCTTTGGTCAGCAAATTCTTGTCCAATATCAGTAATGCCTTGATCTATTAAATTAAAATTTTTAGTTTTAAACATTGCTGCAATAGTGTTTTCAAATCCATGTAAAGCACCTGATACACCTAAATCACCTAACTGAGTTAAAGCAGATATAGGATTAGCAATAGTTCCTAAGTAAGCAAAATCTCTTAGACCACCTATTAAAAATCCTGGGCTTCTTTCCCCACCTTTAAACCTAGATTTTAATAAACTTCTAAGTTCATCTTGTAAATTTTCTGGTATTTTATTTTGGTCTATAATATGTCCTACAGAGTCTTCTAAGTCAACAGTTCTTGTTATACCATTTTCAGTAACCTGTCTTTTTTTAGCTAACCCTCTATAATTCATTATATCTTTTGCATGAGTTCCAAAAAATTTACCTCTTTCAATAGTGTTAACAGCATTTCTTACATACTGTTGTAAGACATCCTCTGGTTTTTTATAAAGTTTAAACATATCAGCATCAAGTTTTTCTATTTGTCTTTGTTTTTGAAACGAACTTTTAGTATTTCCTTTTTTTAATCCTAAAAGAGCTTGATTAATTATCTGACTTCTTCTCCATAATGGTATTTCAGTAATTTTGTCATACCCAAGTTTTCTTCTTTCAGCATCTAATATTTTAGTTATTGCTCCTTTTTCTTTAGATCCTAATATTTTTTGTAATTCTGTATATGCTTTATCTCCTTTAATAAGACGAGGAAAATAATTTTCTCTAGTTTTAAAAGAAGAATCAACTAGTTTTAATTCTGCTCCTAATTCATTTAAAACTTTACTAGTTTTTTTCCATTCCTCTACCATCTTAGGATTATACTTATTCATTAGTTCTTCAGCAGCTTTCATATTACCATTAGAAAGATGACGAGCAGTACTTTGTTTCATTAACTGAGGCATACTTTTAATAAGTTTTTGAAACCCATTTATTTCTTCAAGATACTTCGCTGTATTTACTCTTGTATAAAATTCAAATTTACGCATACGCATAAATACAGGTTCAGAAATATTTTTTATTCTTGTAGAAAGTGAACCAAACCAGTTGTCTATTTTGGGATTTAAACGTCTGGAAGTTGCTTGATCTTCTAGGGCATTGTCTAATATTTTTTCTGCTTTTGTTTTACTAGATGGTATTTTTACTTTCCTACCTGTTAAAGATATTGCTCTGTCAAGAGGCATACCTGATAAAGAAAATATTTCATCTTGAGCTTCTTTTAAAGCAGTATCTAAATCTACTCCAGTAGCTACTTTCTCTGCTACAATTCTATCTGCTTGATCTATTTTTCTAGTAGCTGTTTTATTAACAGAGGATTGCTTTAACTTTGATAAGCCTCTTCCTGCACCTATTAACGCAGCCGTCCCTCCTGATGCAAAAAGAGCCGTTGTTAATGCTTTATCAAGGTCTATATCGTCCCAAGTTTTACCAGAAGCTAAGTCCTCACTAACACTGTATGCTCCTCCTACTGCACCACCTACTCCTGCATTTACTGCAAGCGATCCAAGCTTTCCAAGTTTACCTGCTGGCCCAACAAAAGGAATAGCAGATGTAGGATCTGCTAATACCCTAGAAAATTGACCTGCTACTCTAAAATCACTATCTGGATCTGGTGAAAAATATCTTCCGTATTTTTTTAATAACTCTCTTTCTTCAAACCTTCTAATCATAGCTCTTTGTTCTGAGCTACTAGCTGTATCCCAATTTTTACCAAAGGCTTGCTCAGGGGTATCGTAGCCAAAAGGAGTTATTAATAAATCTGCATCATCTAGCCAAGATGTTAAAGTGTTTGTTATGTTAGATACTAAATCACCTGTTTCATTAAACCCATACCAAAACTGTCTCCAAGCACTATCTTTTCCAGTTTTAATAAGCTTTTGTTGACTTTCTACATACCTATCTCCGACAGAAGCACCCCACTTTTCAACTAACTCAGGTTGATTATCTAAATGTTTTTGGGTAATTTCCATACCAAAATCAATACTACTGGGTTTAGAAAAGACACGATTGATATTAAAGGAACCATCTTTTCCCACAGTGTAAGTATCACCCGGTTCAAGGTTGGCTTCATTAAGCGCAGGATTAGCTCGTATATCTGCTAAAGTTATAGTTGATACTTCTGCCATTAGTCTATGCTACTATTAATTATTAAAGTTTTGGGTGGCGCATTTTTTATATCCTTACTAGGTTCTTCAGATTGTGACTGAGCGTTATTTCCTAGAAGTACCTGTAAAGCTATGCTTTGTATATCTGGATTGTCATTTCCTGTTTCTATTTGTGTATTGTATTCTCTTATAACACTTGGTAATACTCTATTAGTTAACTTTGTAGTATCAAATTCTTCTCCACTATCCATTACTAACTCACTAGAATCCCAATCTACTATATCAGCAGGGTTCCATTGAGTAAAATCAAAAAAAGGTTTGTCTACTCTTTTTACGCCTTTAAATTGTTCTGGTACATTACTACTATTAATAATTCTAAATACATTATCAAACATAATTTGAACTGCATTTTTATCGTTTAGCCTAATTTTATTTTTGTCTCTTTGAGCTTTACTTTGTCTTTGTTCAGCACTTTGTAATCTACCTTCCTGTGCGTAACTTAACCTGTTTATAAAATCTCTTTGATTTAATGTATCTTGATATTTTCTTGCTTCTATTGCAGCTTGTTGTTTATTTAGTTCTTCTTCTCTTTTTCTTTCTTCTGCTGCTATATTTCTTGCTTGTTCCTCTGCGCCAAACTGTTGCATACCCCTTGTAAACCCTGTAACCATAGAGTCACCAAATTGTGCTTGATTTGTAGGCATACGAGACAAACCTTGTAACGCTTGCATAACAAGAGGGCTTTTAGCTAAAGATTTAAAATCAATATCTCCTAGTAAACTTTCTATAAATCCTTCTTTTCTTGTTTCTTGATTCATCTCTGAAGCATTATTTTTACCCATTGCTATAGCTGCATCTACAACTGATTGATCTCTATAGTTTGGATAGTTTGGTATAGTTATTTGTGGTACATTGTTGGGAACAAAAGTAAAATCTTCTGGTGCTACTCCACCTTGTAACTGTTGGAAGGCTTCGTTTATAATAGGTTTCTCTCCTATAGTAGAAAGAGGTTTAGAGCTACTTCTATCTCTTAAACTATCCATAGCCATTTCTCTAAACCTAGCCCTATTTTCAGGTATCATGTCTGTACCTGTTAGGTTATTTGAGCGAAACATTTGGTATAAATCGTCACCTATACCACCTCGCGCACCACGTTTAATTCTTTCTATACGCTCTTGTCTAGCATCCATCTTTCTTTCCTATTTCATATAAGTGAAATTACGTTTGGTCGTCTTATTCTTTCTCGCATAGCTTGGTCATACAAGTTTCTAAGATAAGCTTCCGTTTGCGCTCGTAGTTGTATATTCGTTAATACTTCAAGGGGAACACCATATTCTATAGGTTCTGGTGTAGGATTATACCCTACTCCTCTAGCTTTGGGTGCAGCAGGGCCAGACTCAGAATCAGTTTTGCCTATAAGTTTTGGTTCACCGCCTTGACTTCCAAAAGAGCCTAAAGCATCCTTGCCAAATTTTTTCCAATCAAAATCAGAGTCACTGGTAATCATGTCTGGATTTGTATCTGCATATGCTTTATCAGATAAAAAATCTCTAGCAGCTTGTTCTCTGTCGCCTACTTGTCTATGTTCAAGAAGTAAAGGATTTGTATCTGCATATGCTTTATCAGATAAAAAATCTATAGCATCTCTTCTATCAAGAAAATCAAAAAAATCATACATTACAGACCTACCTTAGAGTAATCAACTCTGAAGTAACCATCGCTACCTTTGATAACAGCTTCGGGAATTATTTTTTTAACTTGCTGCGCTATGACTCCAATGGTGGGTTCTCCCTTGGCAATCTTCCAACCCTTCTTATTCCAATTCCAAGAGTATACCTTAACCCCATTGTTAAGCTTGCGTAAGAATTTAATATTCTTTTTAAGTCTTACATCAGATAAAGCCCCTATCGCAGCTGTTGCTCCTGCGCCTAGTAATTGTGATCCAATGCCGGGGCCACCCTGATATGCTTGACTACCATATCCAGAAGTTGTTTGCTGCATTTGCGTCTGACTACCAAGACCAGCAAGACCACCATAGAGGTTACTCATTGTAACTAGCTGCGCTCTCCTAGCCTCTTGCTCTTGTTGAGCTAGTCTAGCTGCATCTGACAGTGCTGCTTGATCTTTGAGTTCTACCCTCTGTCCAATAGCTTCCTGTAGTGTAGCAGGGGTTAGCTGTGCTTGTAGTGCAGCTTGAGCAAATCCAGGGGCGCGTTGAGCAGCAGCTATCCTACGTTGCTCTGCTTGAGCCAATGAGTCTGCTAATTGTTTTTGCACAAGTTCCTCACGTTTACTTTGCTGTAATGCTTGTAGCTCTCCCAAGGCTGTACTACCAAGTCCAAATTGTCCTGCTTGTATCGCTTGCTCTTGAGCTAACTGCTTATCTCTTTCAGTTAGTTCTCTAGCTCTATCAGCTATAACTCCTGTCTGTGCTTGGTAAATAGAATCTTGTAAAGGATCTGCTGTACCTCTAGCAAAGTCATCTTGAAACAGTTGGTTATACTGAGGAACTAACCCCAATGCTGATTCTCCAACTTGTCCGTATAAATCTCTAGCTGCTAATGTTTGAGCAGAATCTTGAGGGACTAAACTTCCTGTAAACAATGTTGGATCATCTGTAAACTGTCTGCCAATCTCAGGAAGGAGAAATTGTATATAAGGCTCAACAGGAGCGTAAGGCTCTATTTTATTAGTACCAGACGTTTGCTGCTGAAAAGGTGTCTGAACAATCGTTGGTGAAGGTGATGAAAATAATCCACTCATTTTATAATCTCTTTCTAATCGTTACGGTTTTTAAGGTGTATCCTAAAGGCTCCATTTTTCTGATCCAACCTTTTCGCCCTGTCATCTCAAAAAACTCGTACCCTATATTTTTATAATACTTTTCTAACATTGGAACTAACTTGTAAAAATCAAACTTGCCACCTACAGCTTCAGCAGAGATACCTATTGACTGTGGATAGGCAGCAACTCCTATAATTAAACATCCTTTAATCTTATCGTTCTTATCTACCGAAATCCAAAGATCACTCTTACCAGAAACAACTTGCTTAACTAAATCATCTGCGTTGTAAATGTCTTCACAGTCTACTCGTTCAATTACTTTATCTAGATACTTATAACACTGAACTACTTTTTCTTTTAATAGATTGCTATTCTTTTTAAGTAGCTTATAACTTAGTCCATGCACCAGCGGCGTTGTAAAAATATATTCCTTCTCCTCCGCTACTAGGGTTCCAGTTAGTGCCATCAGCATATCTTATATCTCCCTGATAGGGATTAGTAGGTTCAACATTTGTAACATCCAAGTGACCATCCCTTACCAAATCTAATACAGTTCTAATTTCTAAAAACATATTGTCTAAAAAACGAGGTATATCTTCTATCTCTGTAGGACAAAGAGTAGGGTCAAACCTTAAAAATTCTCTGCTCATCTATCTGACACCGCTTCTGTTTCTATAGAATATCCTGATAATCTAAACTGTGTAGCTGTATCAGTTTCAATCTTAATAGCTGCATATCTTCCTTTAATTCTACAGTCTACCTTATTATCCGTTCCTATTGTAAAGGTTACAGGATCATTATATGTTACACCCATGTTAGGAGCAAGCTCTGCACCTACACTTATACTAACTGTTCCTGTACCTTCTAGCCTAGGAAAAACTTTAGTTATCTGAGATACTAAGTCTGTCCGACCAGCATTTAATCCTCTACGTTCCAATGTTGTTGTAAAGTTTGTACCGTCAAATGTACTTCCTGAGTCTGCTAGGAAAAACTTATTATCATTTGTACCACACATAAGAAGAGAATCAATAGTTGGGTTATAAGCTAACTGACCCCAATTAAGAGTACTACCCTGCCATTCTCCTGTTTGCGCCGCCCATGTATTTGTCAAGTCTGGATCTACTAAACCTTTAGCTATATAGTTTGTACTTGGTAAATCTCTAGTGGCCCAAGTGTTTTCAATATAGTTCCATATGAGTGCCGTATCTGGATACCCTCCAGTAGCACCTACCGATGGGAAACATATCCATACTTCATTTTTAATTTTATTATGTACCATAAATGTTTTATGGAAGTTAGTAGAGTCAATACTAGAAAACAAAAATGTTTTCATTTGATCGTCAATAACACTTTTAATAGAGTTACCATTGTGTACCACAACATCATTAGTTGTTACCATAACGTGTTGACCATTGCCTAAGTCAACTATAGCATCTCTACTAAACAATCCTGTGTCTTTAAATACTTCTCGTATATTAAAAGTAAACGCACCGCCTACATAGTTAAGGGAATATACACTATCCTCTTTGTAAACCATAAGCAAGTTGCCTAACTGCATGGCATTAAGAATATGTCCCTTAGTACCTGTAAGAGATGCATCAGCCGCTTCAGAAGCAGTAGCAGAAGTAACCCAAGTATTACTACCATTGTTATCTGCACCAGCTGGTATAGCATCACTCCATCTAAGAGTAAATGGTTGCTTTACCGCTGAACCACTAGCACTATCTGTAAGGTTCAAAGCAATCAAATGGTTTCTAAAAGGTACAATAGTTTTACATTTTAATGTTGCGGGCCACTGTGCTAAATCTGTAAACAGAGAACCACCTTGAGTAAAACTTTGAGGAGCATCTATGCCATTACAACATACAAGAACACCACCAAGTATACCACCTTGCCAATTGTTTGTGGTACTGGCTATTGTTGTATAGGCTCCAGAAGACCGTGTAACGTCTGCGTGAGTCGTTCCTGTAATCTTCCGTAGTCCTGTAGCTGTACCATAGATCCAAAGGTCTGTAGTACCCTGTAACCAGCTTACAGCCCAATAAGGATTATTACTACTACCCGGTGCGCCAAGAACCTGTATATGCCCTAGTATTTTACCAGCTTTACCATCTAAAAATCTTACATTATTGCCAGCACTAAAATATGCAGGAGCCATGTCATACGGAGATAGATCTGTATTTATAGAAAATCTAGGTTGTTGCCTACCATTAATATCAAATAATTCTTTAACCACTTCCTACCTCTGTTGTAACAGTCCATGTAGTATTATCAAATTCTTCCAGTGAAATATAATCACCTTCTTCTGTCATTATGTTTCCACCTGATTCCTGTATGATACAAAATTGTGTTAAGACCCAATTAGTAGCCATCAAGCACCTCTACGAACTAAAGCACCTGGATCACCCTGCGTAGTCATGTGCATTACTGTTCCGCTATAGCGAGATCTATCCTCTGACTCTTGAACATTAGTTAAAGCATCTTGATATATAGTTCCAAATCTATTAGTCTGCTCTGTATCATTTAAGTAAAGCGCACCTTCAAGACAAGAACCATATAGATACAGGTTAGGAAAATTAGTTAGAATATTATTAGTTGTAACACTATCAGAAAGAGGAGTAATCTTTCTAAAGTAATTTATACCTATACTGTAGGCTGCATCTGGAGTAGGATATAATTCAATGTTTAATCCTAAGTTTGTATAAGCTCTGGGATAACCTTGATTGTATGCTCCATACTCTCTACTCCCAGATTCGGGAGAAAGATAATTTAAGGCATAAGTATTACCACCGCTTTGTCCGTATGTAATATTCCTAAGTTCTATTAAGTCAGTAGGAAGATTATAAAAAGATGTTCCAGCGGTAGTAGTCGTAGAGGCTCTAATCATATTGGCCCTTACTCGCAGTTCCCTGTCTAGCCTATTTTCAGTTAAGGTTATAAAATCAGGAATAACAGATGTTAGATCATCCCTGTTTAAATAATTAGCTATACTAGTCTTTAACTCTGAGTAAGTACCTAAAGCCATTAGAGATTACTTTCATGCGTTCTTAAAAATTTATATTCATTTGAGTTAAGCAACTGTTTAATCTTAGGCCAGTGGTCTTTATTCATCATATCTATACCATGATCTCTTTTCCATTTTTCAACAATGATAAGAGGAATACTGGCAACTTTACGCATACCTGTTTCTTTAGTTTCTACACCACCATGTATATAATCTTTATTATATTCTTTTTTATTAAGCTCTAATAAAGGTTGGACATCTTGTACAGAGTGTTGTACAATTTTGTCTTCAGCATGGTCGTAAGTTGTTTTGCGTTTGATGGCAGAAGAATCACTCATTTTAATACTTCTTTCCTTTTTTCTTTTTCTTTAACATTTTGTTTACGCCTTTCTTTTAGGAAAACCTTTTTTCATATTGGCATATGCTTTTTTACTTATTGTAGTATTTTTTTTACTACGAGAAGTTCCAGCTTTTTTTCTATTATTTATGTTTGCGTATAAACCTTTTGGCATTATTTACTTCTATTTTTAATTGTTGGATATTTAAAATTAGCACGAGTAAATGCAAGCATTGGATCAGTTCCAACACCAAATAAAGAATCTTTTTGAGCCTTAGATAATTGTTGTATTTCTTTAGTTAATGCGGGAAATTTATTTTTTGCAACAGACCTTCTCATGCGGATACTAGATCCTTTTTTTTGAGGAACTTGAGCTTTAGCATTTTGTATTCTTCTTTTTAAATTTGCTAAATTTACCTTTGACATAATTAAGTATCCCTTTAAAATTTTATTTCTTAATTGGGGAGAGCCATTACAGCCCTCCCCTTAGTTAAGAATTTAGCTTAGATCGTAAACAGCACCCAGAGCAGCTTCGTTTTTAACTACGAGAGTATACTCTGCAATGATTGCGCGTTGCTCACCATCTGATGTACTTGCAACTTCTCTTTGATTAAACGGACGTAAAAAGGCCGTACCGTAGTAATCAGGATCTAATAGCCATGCATCCCTAGCACGTTGGAAACGGTTAGGAACTACAGCCATTTCTCCAAAGTCACTTACATATACATCCATACCACCAATGATACGTTGGTCATTTGTATCTGTAAAGTTAGATACACCTGACGCACCACCAACACCTACAAAGCTAGAAAATGTTTGCTTCTGGGAAGGTTTCATCATTAAGTATTTGATGTCACTACCACTGTCATAAGCGGCAACGATAGCAGCTTTAAGAAGAGTTTCCGTAAACGCACGAGCCGTACCATCTGTACGAGCCGCTGCCCCTGCTCCTGCACCGTTAGCACCATTACCTGCTTTAGAGATATTGGTATTAACCCAAGTAGTAAGAGAACCTAGTTTACGAACTGTGCCTGTACCAGCCATAGGAATCTTGGCGATATTAACGCCTACCATAGCTCTTTCCATATCACGCTTTAACTCTTTAGCGCTTTTGGACATCTGATACGCAAGTTCTTCTTTACGACCAGCCTTGCTAACAGCGTCAAGAGTGCCAGTAACAAGAGTAGTTTTCCAACTGATCTGACAGATATTACCAACTCTGGTAGTAGCTGACGGAGTAGCTGCCGTAAGTGTTGCACCTTCTTCTTTGTGGTTATCAGCCGCAGCAGAAAGTGAATCAGTTTGCCACTCATGGTTTACGGCAATCGCGTCAGTGCGACTACCCATAGACATGAAAGGCGTATCCGTTGGAGAGATGTCATATATAACATTCTCCAAGTCTTCGCGCAAACCCTTCGCTGTATACGAAGTGTATGTGCCTGTTGGTTGTGCCATTGTTTTATTTCCTTATGTTGAAAGTTAAGAGTTTATTTTATTAAGTCCAGAAAAACATCTGCGGCATCTCGCTGATGACCTGTCTTAGCCAATCTCTCTCGTTTCGCCTGTACACCCTTTTTAATCTTTTGAGCTTTTGTTTGAGGTGTACCTGACTTTACAACTTTAGGAACAGATTTAGTTTTCTTTGCAGTTGGAGCCTTCTTACTTTTATCGCCCATCATAGCCTTATGTAAGACTAGGACAACTCTGTGATCTGTTATTCCATCTACATCCTCTGGTGAAAAACCAAGTCCCAAGGTATATTCCCTGAGTTCATTTTTCAAATTAGACGAAGGATCTGCATACTCTGGTAGTGCCTTTACAAGAGCTTCCGCTTCGGTACGGACTTTTTCTTGGAGAACACTTTGCATCTCTGTTTCATTCTGCTGCTGAACACGCACTCGCTCGTTCTGCACCTGATTAGCTTTATCCTTTGCATCTTGAAATTCTATTCGTTTTTCCATATAGTCCATTGGATCACTTTCTTTAAGTGCTGCCCAATCAACTTGATTATAACGATTTAACTCAGCATTTTGGTTCTGAGCCAGGATTTCTAATGCTTGACTATATTGTTGCCTTTCCGCTTGTACAGCTTGTACATTAGCTTCATAGGTTTTTCTCTGTTCCGCTAGAGATTGCGACTTGCGTGTATAATCTGCTTGCCGCTGGTATCCGTTTCTAAGTTCATCCAGATCTACTTCCATTTCTTCTCCGTCTACTTTAACGGAGTAAGTTGCAGGAGCTTCTGTTTGAACTTCTTCTTCTTCTACCTCTTCTTCAATTTCCTCACCTTGATCTTCAGTAGCTTCTAAGACTTCTTCCTCTGCTTCTGATTCTTCAGCCTCTTCAGATTCTTGTTGCAATTGTGTAACTAAGTTTTCTTCTGAGATCGGGGCTTCGGTTTTTTTCTCTGCTTGTTCTGGATTAGTGTCATTCTCACTTCCAAACATTACATCGAACATATTAAGTTGTGGCTGTTTGACTTCCCCTTCGGGATTGGTCTGTGCCTCACTCATATTTAATTACCTTCCATTGTTTTCAATTTTAAAGTTTTGTATAGTAGCTTTTAAGTCTTCTTCTACGGAGCGTAGTGCATCCAACTTTAACCAACATTCTTCTCTTTCTTCTGAATCAGTAGAGTTAGTCCATTGAGTTATTAAACTTTGTTTAGTATGTTCAACACATTCTTGAAATACTGGATTGTTTAATATAGCACTAGCTTGGTTAGCTCTTTCTCTAATATCCATTATTTATGTTTTTGTATAACTCCGTCTGTTCCACCATATGTAGAATTGCCAACAATTTCTCCTTTGGCAAATCTGTTTCCACTACCGGGAGAAGGAACAGTTGGAGAATTACCACCTTGAGGAGGTACAGCTTTGTTACCTACGTTACCAACTACATGACCAGCATATGCTTTAGGCATCTTAATTTCCTTTCGTTACCATTTTTTACAAGACCAATATCTTGCTGTTAATTTACTAGGTGGGCTAGTGTCACACTTATGTCTAGCCCTAAAACTTTTTCTACGTTTAGGCTGATCCTTTTTAATACTCATATTAGGATCACCAAACCTAATTAACTTTGTTGTACTACCTTGTTTAGCTAATACAGCAAACTTTTTGTTTTTATTGTTAGGGGTTCTTTTAGGTTTGTTATACCCCGAAAACCTTTCTCCTCTGTATTCAATCATGTTTTTATAATAAAGTTTATAGGTTGAGCTTTTAATACAGCTGAACCAGCAGCGCCACTTGCCGTTATTGCAGTTCCTAAAGTAAATCCTGTACCTACACCTACAGGGAAATATGTACGAAAGTCTGGAACTTTAAAGTTAGAACCTACTGTTCCAAATACTGTTCCTATAACTGCATATAATTCTGAATAAGTAGAGGTAGAATAATCAGCCCCATTACAAAGGAGCCAATCATTAACACCACTAATAGTTTGCGTGGAAGGAGTACTACCAGAACCAAACATAACAATAGATCCTACTTGAAATCCAAGTTTGTTCATTTGAGCAGAAGTTTGAGTAACAGCTGTTGTGGCTAAATTTGGAAACTGTGTTTTAAGAACAGTTTTTATAAGCCTTAGATGATCGTCACCTTCAGATATATTATCACTAGCAGCCGGGTTAGCTGGAGCAAGTTGGCTAATATAGCTAGCAGTTTCTACAGTCATTAATCTAGTCCTTTTCTTATTGTACCATAATTATAATGGTTTGTCAATTACTTTATTTCTTCTTACGTTTATCATACCAATATTTACTAGCTTCTCTTAATTGTGTATTAATAATTCTAATCAACTCTAGTTCTTCTTTGATTACATTATTGTACCCTATACACATATCTGAATTAAATTCTTCTGATAATCTATCTGCTAACTCTATAACTCTATCTATATGAGCGCAACTGTCAGGAGGTATATTAGGTCTTACAACTGTCATTCATTTGGCCTTGTTGGAAAAGTAAATGGATCATCTGCTGCTGGTAAATCTCTCAAAGCTTGTCTATAATTTTTCATTGCATCTGACATTGTTACATCTGACAACGAATAAAAATCTGTAGCTTTAAGACGATCATTCCTGTCGAGCCGCATTTGTTCTAACTTACGGTCATTCTCACCAGCATCCCATTCAGCGGCTTGCCTGACATAAATTTCAGTTGCCTCTGGACTCATTTCTACCGTTACGCCATTTAAATTTTCATAGTATTTTTTTGCCATTTTATTATCCTATGCGTGTTTAATGCCAAGTAATGTAACACGACCATTCGCACCTTCACCTGACTGCCAACCAATTTTTACTTGTGTGATGTCGTAATCTTCGTCTAAGCCTCCAGCAAAGTATGATTGATAATACTTGTCGTCAGAAGACATATAACTAAACTGTCCAGAATACATATTGTTACCAACCGGGTCTGTTGGAAAATGCAGCCAAATCACCCCGCCGCCGCCATAATCGGCGTCATTGCCCATTCCAGATAAATTAATTCGTTGATTTATTGTGTTAGAGTAAGAAGCACTAGCAAAGGTAGTACCGTTCATACCTTCATAAAGGTTTGAGTTAAGGTTTGAATACTCGTCAGTCGTGAGTAATCCTCCAGAGGTTCCAAGCCACATTCGTAAATCCTTGCCATCTTGAACTGGTTTAATATCTGAAAGAGTAATTAAATATGTATCATAGTCAGTAGAAAAACCTGTAAGAGTAATACCAGTTTCTGATCCGCTAAATGTTCCTGTCCCAAGAACAGCCATTGCGCCTGATCCAACATAACTTTTAACTTGTGATGCATTAACGTATTTTGTTGCACCTCCATCATCAACAAGCAATTTATCTGTATCAGCTATAGTAATTGATGTACCATCAGTTCCAGAATCAATCTGTATTGCTCCACCAGCAACCTTGTCAGCCGTAGAAATTGTGCTAAGTTTTGAGTCAGCTATTGATCCAGCTAACATTGCACTTGTAACGGTAGACCAAGCTGGATCTGTACCGTCCGTAGTTAATACAGTATTAGCACTACCTATGGCTAAACGCTCCGCAGCACTTGCACCCCTTTTAATAACATCACCTCTGGTAGTCATAGGATCTGTAAAACCACCAATATATGTTTTAAGCCGAGAAGCTGCTGTCTTTCTATTTGTACCGCCAGCACCATTATCTACTATAAACAGGTCAGCATCTACTATATCTTCTCCAATGTCAGTACCACCATCTATATCTAAAGCAGTCAAAGGAAATCCACCAGCAGTTTGTACTAAAGTATTGACCCTAGATAAAGCAGCTTTTCTATTTGTACCTCCAGCAGCATCATCTACAATAATTAAATCAGAAGTAGTTAAATCTGCTCCAATATCTGTACCGCCATCTATGTCCAATGTTGTTATAGGTGTTGTACCAGCTGTTAGTCCTGCACCCGATCCTGCTAAAGACGCTGCTGTAACAGAACCAACTACCGTAACATTTGTAGTTCCTGTTGGTATTTCTAAGACATCAGCATCAGCATCATTCTTAATGGTTACATCATTGGTAGAACCTTGACCAGTAAGGATAAGTCCTTCAGCAGCAGTATATCCTATTGCAGCATTATCTCCTGTACTAGTATCAGCTGTTAGATCCACTGTACCAAATGTAGGTGTAGATGATATACTTACTGTTACTTCACCTGTAGTTTGGTTTACGGCAATGGGAGTAGTAGCTTCAACTTGTGACACACCTGATAAAGCTGCTGCCAATGTAGACTTACGAACCTTATGCGTAGTATCTTCGCTTATATCTACAATAGCAAGAACATCATTATCAGATAAATCTGCTTCTGTAAGTTCTGTTAATTCAGTTATCTTTTTATTAGTCGCCATTCTGTTGCTCCCTACCGCCTCTTATTAACCTTCTAACCAAGTAACATTTACAGTAGCAGTTCCACTTGCAGTTATAGCAGCTATCGTATCACCGGGTCTTATTACAAAAATTTCTGAATCACTAACATCTACCTGTACACCAGATGCTACGGCAGCTGTTGGAGTTGCACCTTGACCAGCTATACAAGCTACATATGCCAAAGCTGTTGAAGATATACGGACAAGTGTAACATTGGCTGGACAAGCTGAAGATCGTGTTGCCCCAGAAGTAGTAGTAGCAGCTAAGTTTACACTTGAGTTTATTTTATAAAAGTTATTCTGTAGTGCCATTGTATTTTTCCTTATGCTTTAATGTTTTTGTCAGAGTTCATTTCAAAACCTAGCTCTATACCTTTAAGCCTCAGTTCTTCTTCTTTATAAGCCATCTCATGCTCAGTCTCTATTCTCTCCAGTTCTAGTTTTGCAGCGTCTATTTCTAATCGTTTAGCTTTTACCTCTGCCTCCAACTGTGTAGCCTTGGCCTGTGTCATCATCGCTTGAGCTTGAGCCTGTGCTAGTTGCTCTTGTGCGTTAGGTGGAGGAGGTTGGTTACTAGGTTGAGAAACAAACTTGTCTACATTTTTAATCCCCATCTCTGAAGCCATCTCTCTCATAAGATTATAAACATTATCGTCGCTTATTATCCCTTGAGTCTGTTGACCTACTTTTTCCATAAGCATAGCAAAGTTGTTAAGGTTTTGTACTCTAATATCTTGATCGCCATATCCAATACCTACCTCTATATCTACGTCAAGATCTTCTCTCCATGAAGAAGGATCTATAGGAAAATAAGTATTGTTTACTCTGACAAGTCTTTCTCTATCTTCAAAACGCTGTATTAAATTATAGATAGACTTAAACATATGCCTTACACCTGTGTCGGCAAATATTCTAGCTATAAGTTCCAATCTCCCTTGAGAGTTAGTTAATGCTGCATTAGCTGCACCAGCTGTAACATGGGTCTTTAAAGCATCTGCTGACACGCCTTGAGTCTGTGCTGAAACTCCTGTCCTTCCTGCTTTAATACCTTCCCAATATTCTAACATTTGGAACGCTGCTGGTTGCAATGCTGGTGTTTGTATAGGTGTAAGCGCACTAGGAGATCGTGTTCTTACAATACCACCCGGACGGTTTGTAAGTAAATCGTCTACATTTACCTGACCTTCTACAATCTGAAACCTTCCGTTATTTGCCAAATACATATTGTCCAGTAAATTCCTGGTCAATGTTGATCTAATAAGTTGTATGTCTTCTACCGTTTCCGCTACACTTAATCCGTAGAACTTATGAGATATAGGTATAGGACATATTGTACTAAAAGGTATATAGTCTATTGGCTCTAAGTCCAGTATCTCATCTCCAGAATGTATAACTTTATGTAAGACACTAACCCCTGTACCGTCTATATCCAGTTGCATATAGGACTCATTAACCATGACCATTGTTTCGGATGGTACAGAAGAACTGTCTGGGAAAGTTCCTGTAGAGTCATAGGAATGTCTAGCTATATATTCTTGGCTAGTTGTAATCTCATCTGCTTCACTAGTATATCCCGGTAATTCTTCTATAATGTCTGGATCGTATCCCATTTTGATAAGATCACTCTTAGACTTGTGTGACCTATGACAAATAAACCTAGCATCTTCTATAGATTTTGCACCTCTATTGATTAAGAACTCTTCGGGAGGTACGTTTTCCAGAGTTACCTTACCGTCCATTGTTGTTCTGGCAAAGGTAGCATTATGTGTAAGTTCGTTAATTTGCTCCATCATACCTGTTAATGGGTTCATTATTTCGGAAACTTGGGATATTTCTTCATGCTCTACCACTTCAAGATCGTCGTCCTGTTCCAGCAGAGAATACTCTTGATCCGTTAAGTTTTCATATTTCTCCGTTGTTACCTTTTCAATCTCTTCCCAATAATGTTTAACAATACCTACTTTAGATATTAAAGCATCTAGGAACATATTGTATAGCACCATGAATCCATTGTTCTGCTTGTAAAATACATGGTTGACATATCTGGTGGCTTGTTCTGCTGTGACTTCGTCCTCTGGCCCTTCTGGTACAAAGCGTACTACACTGTCTCCTGCTGTAAAAATCCTCATTAAAGAGGGCATCATCCACATGATTGTGTCTTGTACGTCTGTTATAACTACTTGAGATCGTCCGTCCTCCTCGTTACCAAAAGGTTCGCCATAGAAATACTCCATAGCTCTTGCTTGTTGAGATCCTACTTCTGAATCTAGATATTCGGCACTTCCGTTAATCTCACCTTCTACCAGTGATATAATCTCTTCGTCGTCTAATTCTCTAGCCATCTAGATAGTTTCCTTTGATTCTGAACTTGGTGTATATTTTAGTTTTAGACCGTTCTCTTCTGAGATAGGAACGCAATAAGCATTTTCAACTACCCACCCTAGAGGTACATAATTATTAACTACAAAGGGTATCCCCTTGTTTAATACATCTGCTTCACACTCTTCCATAGTGGACATAGGATCGCTACTTACTACCGTAGGTAATCTACCCGGATGCGAAAGCATTATCAATCCTAAAAAAAATGATGCTATCATTAACCTATTAGTCCACTTTGTAACAAGCTTATACCAGCATTGGGAAGAGGATTAGCCTGTTGTTCTGCTAGTAATCCTGCTCTAAAAGCATCTACAGCTGCGTTACCTTCTGCTCCTGATAGGATAAGATCCTGTGGATTACCGCTTTGGTTAAATCTGTTTAAACCTACTTGAGAAGCAGAAGTGTCCAAGGTGCTTCCAGAGCCTCCTTCTCCTTCTGGTCTACCAGTTCTAGTATCTATATATCTTCCTGTCTCTGGATCTATACGTCCTGCTTCATAGTCTATATTAAGTCTACGCGCTAGTTCTGCATCTGCTTCTGCTTGAGTATTAAAAGTTCCATAGTCTCTAGCCTCAAAAGCTCCTTGGAAATTTCCTACAGGATCATACCCGGTTACTGTGTATCTATTTATTTCTCCAGTTGGCCCTCTACCTTGTATTGTTTGTATTCTAGGCATATTTATGGGAATACCAGAGTTGACACCTGTAAAAGCACCGCCTTGTATAGTTTGTCCTGTGGGTGTTTTAAACCTTATATTACCGTCTTTATACCTATCTAGTATTATATTCCCTGCTGGATTATCCGCATAGTTAGCTTGACGGTTAAATGCTGTAGTCTGGTCGCGTAGAGCTTGCTTTATCGCTTCTTCCTTGGCTCTTCTTTGTGCAGCCTCTACTGCTCCTGCTCCACTGCCTCCTCCTGATGAAAAAGAACCAGCTGGGCCTCCTGTCATATAACCCGGCATTCGATAAGCAGGAACTCCATCAGACATCATTTGACCGCCAGAAGGTGTAATTCCACCGCCCATACTTCTAAGAACCTGAGACTCCATAGGAGTAATATAAGCTAGGTTATGCACCTCACCGCCTAGTAAAGTCTGCATGGGTATCTTATTATTTTTCTTTTGCATATTGGGCATTAGACTATTCCTGCATAGTTATATTCTATTTCTTTATCAAAACCGTATTTACGATATTTTGTTTTAGCTGCCATCTTCTCGCCAAACCTTTGTACACTCAGGGCAGAGTATCTCATTGCGCTTAGTAGGTCATCCTTTATAGGAACTACCTTACCATTTTTACGATGGTAGAGCCTAAGCTCTTCGCAAGTTTCCACACAAGACTTAAAAATTTGCAAACGACCACTTTCAAACCTTTGTAACAAAATGCTAATACCCGCTTCCACTGAATTGTTACCACTTAATGCTCCTTCTACTGGTGGGTTCTTGAAGTGTTCTGCTAACATATATACTCCAAGATCCCTATATTGTTGGGCTAATTGTACCCCAGATCCTTTATCATGTTGTAATCCGTCATGCGGAAAAGCTACAGGTATTCCTGGTGTTCTTGCGTTTATAACTGCCGCGTGAGTTATCGGTGTTTCCTTGCTTCTCCTATATTCGTCATAGACATAAATAATATCGTTCTCCGAATCGTATGCTGTCCAGCAAACTGCTGTAGGATGGTCAAATCCAAAGTCTATAGCTGCTAGTCTCATAAAGTGTTCGGGTAGTTCAAAGTCCTCTACAAGTATTTCATCCTCGTTAATCGGATAGACCAAACCACTTCCAAAAACTGGTATACCCTTGGAACGCATATCGCGCTCGGCGGGGCTGTATACGGCTAGTAACTGCTCTTTTGTAGATGCGTCTAAATGTTCTACATCGTCCCAAGTGGCTGTTGTAAGGCTTTGCCCAGGTTTTAAATCGTTGAGAAAACCGCTGACCACGTTGGTCATTCCACGCTCTGGGGTGAAAGTCATGTAGACGATTCCGTTTGTGTCTACTGTTCTGGTTATACACTGAGAAAAGATTTCCTGTTTTGGTTCCTCATCCAGCCATACAACGTCTATTGCCTCCCCCATGAATTTCTCAAAGCCCTGTTCGTAAGCTTTGAATGTAATCTGAGAATTTCCCCC